AAATTCAAGACACCAAGGATTATAAGACCACTCAGATCGCTTCCCCCGTTCGTCTACCAACTTCATCAATGTCTCCGCACACTCTGGCGTGAGAACATCCTTAGCGGTGATGTATGTTGGCTCTGGATTATTTACCTTTACGCTTTGCATAGTCAAACTTCTCGAACCCTTGATCGCCGTAGTGGTCTTCGTAGGTTTCTGCTACATTATAGCTCTTGTCAGAGAAGTTCTTCTTCTGTTTACGAGGTTTATTTTTCTTAGGTCTTGCCGAACGATTTACACCATAGGATCTATGATCATCGTCTCTTCGAAATGTGCGTCCCATATCAATCGAATAATCCAAATTCGTCATCATCGTCTTCCTCATCCACCTCAGCGAAATGGATAGCTACGGAAGCCAATGCCTTTGCCACTTTACCGTCCATGGGAAAAGCCATAGCGACGGACTCAGTAACATCATCCCAATACATTTTAGCGCAATCGGGATCTTCCTCCATCATGTCGTAGACAAGATTGTACAAACAACAATTCTTGTAATACTTCATGAATTCAGGTGAAGCGTTATTCACTAGCTCTTCACCGTGTTTCCTGTTAAGAAAGAACTCCATCTGGGAGATGGTAATGTACAAGCCATACTCATCAACCATCAGGGGTTCTCTGAAATCGCCTTCTAGCATAATAATAAGAGAGGGAGAGGTGGACGGGGGAAACACCCCTCCCTCAAGGAATTAGTTGAGAGCAACGCCCTCACTATATGTAGAGGCAAGCTCCCACAGTTGTTGGTTCAAATTCACATCTTTTTGAATGTTAGAGATGGGACGAACCATTCGGCGCGTAGTTCCGTTGCGGAATCCGCCTCGCAGCAGGTTCTCCTGTGCGACATTGAAAGTACGCCAGAGGTCGTTACCTTTGTCTGCCTCGCGGCGAGGGGTAGCGACATCGAGAATCAGTCCATCGTCGGGGTTCTCCCAGCGAAGCTTTGCAGCGTCAGCGAAGAAGTCCTTGCGGCTGCGCTCAGAAAGCTCAGTCTGCTGCCAGCTACCGATCTTGTCCGCAATTCGGGACGAGTGCATGATAAGCTCACGGGATGCTTCCTGAACCTGCTTGGCCTCGAAGCCGATGTGGCGAATGTGGATCTTGCCGAAGTCCTGTTCGGAGATCACCATTCCGTTAGAACAGATCATGCGGAAGATGCCCCCTTGCAGGGTGTAGCCTCCGAGACCGTTGTGGGCGTTGATAAGCAGCATCTCAGGGAAGCTGTCACCGACACCGAAGTTGTCCATGCTCATGTCTTCGTGCTTGAGACGAATAATGTGCTTGGCGTGGTCCTTGCTCCACTTGCGAGCATTCACCTGCTGGGCCTTCCACGCAGTCCAGCCCTCATCCTGTAGGATGGAGAGGATCTCCGTAGTGGGGAGGAAAGAGTACCGACCAGAGACGCGACCCTCTTCGGGCTCCGTAGCAAAGGCTGCGGGAGCGTACTGGCGGATCAGTTCTTCATTCTTGATAGTAACCATAGGTTTCTCCTTTTGTGTAGGGGTGATGTTGCGACCGAAGGTAGCGTCAAACGCACCATTGATGAGTCGGCTCAGATCTTCGTAGAACTTGTCATCCATGTCGTACTGCCTCCTTCGGTCCCCCTATTATACCCTGTTCGGTGATTAGTTGCAAGAGGAAAGGCCAAAAAATTTGCGGATGGGCTCGAAGCCCTCCTCGCTCTGGTTGAGTAATAGCTCATTGAACTCCTTACTTTGGAACTTTTTTCCCGTTTCTTTGACGGTGTACCATGCACCGTTGCGGTCTACAAGTCCGTCAGCCTCGATCTGCTTGAGTGTTCCAGCAAATTCGTTCAGGCCCTCGTTGTACATCAGTTCGAATTCGCACTCACGGAAAGGCACAGACACCTTGTTCTTTGTGTTACGAACTGTACCCCTGATTCCCTTCACATTCTTGTGCTCGTCACGAATCAGGTCGCTGGTTTTATTAGAGATAGTCTTCAAGTTTACGCCTAGGTAATACTCTAACGACTTACCCCCAGCAGCCATTGTATCTGGACTGCCGTACATAACTCCGACCTTGTTTCGGATCTGGTTGATTACTACTAATGCAACCTTGTGTTTACGCATGAGGGGGTTTATCTTTCTCAAACAGGCACCAGTAGACTTAGCTCTTACTGCACCTTGCATGTTGTTGCCCTCGTAGTTTTCTGCTTCATACTCCGCTTTGGAAGGTGAAACAGCAATCGAATCGTAAGCCACAACGATAGGTGTATCTTTATCAGTTTCTCGAATGGCTACGATAGTATCCTCGATAACCTGAAAACAATCTTCAAGTGTTTCAGGCGCTGCGTAGATAAGCTTTTTGGGGTCAATGCCCAAGCTCTTCGCAAATTCAGGATTGTATGCATTCTCTGAGTCCACAAGCATGGTGTAATAACCTTGCGCTTGTGCCTCCTTGAGAATGTGCGTGGCGAAGACTGTCTTGGCTGTGGAAGCCTCGCCATGAAACTGGGTGATCATTCCAATTGGAATGCCCTTGGTGTAATCTCCAGAGATGACCTTGTTGAGCGCGTAGCTGCCTGTTGAAACGAACCCCATGTCGGTGGTGTGTTCGGACAGTAGACCCGCGTTCTTGAGTCTATTCAATACTGCATTGTCCATGCCTTATAATAGAATCTTTTGACTTTTTGGTCCTCACTAACTGTGAGAAATCTGTCACAGTCAGTGCTTGTTAAATCTCTCAAGCGACTCAGCCAGAACAGCATCCAATCGCTCGCCTCTGTGCTTCTCAGAGTTAAACCAACTGATCAAGGTGTATCGTGTCCCGCGTGTGACCTCAGAAACACCGTGTAGCATATCAGCTTCAAGAAGGATACACTGTCCCTTCTTTGGTTTGATCGAAATCCCTAACTCATCCAAAGTAAGTTCGCCGCCATCATAATCATCATTCAGATAAATGATTGCAGCGTACTCTCTCCAGGGTGTGGAATAATCAAACTCGTCTTGGTTATCCCTGTGTGGGGTCATACTCTTCCCCTCAGGCCACTTGCACAGAGCGATGGTATCTGCATAAACCTCGCCCTCTAGACCATACGCAACTTTGATATCTTGCTCAAGCTTGCGTTTGACCTCAGTGGCATAATTAATCGCCCGTCCATTGTTCATCATGTGTGGATAAACAACCGAGTCATCGAAGAACTTGTTTGAAGTGTTCTGAGTTTTAGAAGACCTCGCAGTCTCGGCTAGAAACTCACAGGTGTAATCACTCAGGTAGTCCTCGGCTGTAAACCACTTGTTTGATGCCGTGCTCATGAATTAGCCCCATGCAGCAAGGACACGGTTTCGCAAGGTTGTTGTTCTTGCGATACACATAGATCGTCGCTCCCTCGATGTTGATCCCCTGCCGCACCGCTTTGTAGATCGCGTTGCTTTCCGCATGTAGCGTATTGTAGTCGCCAGAACCAAATCGTGGATGTGTCTTGCATGTGTTATAAGCGGTAACTAGAACCTTGTTCTTCTTTGCTATGGCAGCACCGAGTTGGAATCTGTGTTGTGATTTCTCAGACGCCTTTCGTGCTGCCCTCATCGGAGGGGGCTCGTTCATTTCATTCTGGTGTCGTATGCGCCGTCGCCCTTCACTTGGAATGCAGGGCGCACATTACCCATGAATCGGAAGAGGGTCGTTTCCTCTTTCGCCTCTGGGTCACAGTTAGGGCAGTGAGGCAGATCGTTGCTGTTGTACTCCTTCATGGAGGCAAACTCTTCGAAGTGCTTCTCACACTTGGAGCATTCGTAAGTATAAAGAGGCATCAGCGATTATCTCCAGACCCCTTCAGAGCATCACGCTCTTGTCTAGATCGCAGCTTGTTCAGATTCATCTCAGCAATCTCCTCCATGCCGTACTCTAGATCCGCAGCAAGGTTAGCAACATACCAAAGCACATCACCTAGCTCTTTAGCAATCTCACGCTTTTGATCCTCTGTCAAAATTTTCGCGTCAGTATCTCGCATCAGCTTCTTGATCTTCTCAACTACCTCACCTGCTTCGCCCGCTAGGCCGAGGGCTGGGTAGAAGGGAAGTTCCCATTCAGTGCTTTTTGGATAGAATGCGAAGCTAACTGCTTCCTCTTGATAGTCATCGAAACTCATGATCTATTATACCCAATCAGAGCAGACTCCCCAAAGCTTTCCTTGAAAATATACTTCAGGATATTTCCATACATAGCCTTTTGATGTCAGCGTTACCAAATCATTCTCATGCCAGAAGCAGTGGATGTCTGGCTCTTCTAGCATCCTGTGAAGTGCTTCGATGTTCTTTGCGTGACAGAAGAACTTCTCGTTCTTTAGAAAATCAATCGAGACCTCGTAGGTAGGCTCATCATGGCCTAGGAAGATCTTGTCCTTGACATACCAAACATCTACTTCTACAAAATGATCCTTGGCGGCATTCGTCAGGTAGACTGGGCGATTCTCATGCTCAGTCTTACCCTTTGTGTTGCCTCTATGCGCTACGGTTTGAATCATCCCTTGTAGTCCGATAGATAGGTTCTAAGATCTTCTGGAGTGCCCAGACCCCACATACGCTTTACTGGAATGGTTCTGATCTTCTTGCCGTCAGCGATGGCTTCATTGAACACTGGGCAAACATAGAACTCGTTATTGACACGAATGTCCTTCTCAATCATCTGCTCGGCGTACTTAACATAAT